GCAGGCCCGTTCGCGCTCGGCCAGGCCGCGCCGCTGGGCATGCTCGGCACCGTGGGCGTGGCCGGCAGTTTGGCATACGACGCACCGTTCACGCTGGCGCAGCAGTCGCCGGTGGCGGTTTCCGGCGCCTTGGGCGTGCAGGGCGCGCTGCTGCTCAACGGTGCGTTCGTGCTATCCATCGCAGCGCCGGTTTCGGTGCAAGGTGCGATCGGGGCCGTCGCGGTGTTCGATGGGCTGGGGTCGGGTGACAACCCCACCGACCCGAAGTTCCAACGCCCGTCGCACAACACGCGCATTCGTTGGCAGCGAAAGGCCAAGCAGCACGAGGGTGGGGAGTCGGAGGCCCAGGCGCCGGAGGCTGCCGCCACCGAAGCAGCACCTGCAGCTTCCCCCAAGACCCCGCCGCGCAGCACCGGGGTGGGTAAGGTCGCGCCGCCCCCTGCCGCTGCCACCGTGCCGACGCAGGCACCCACCCCCCAGGTGGTTGCTACGGCTGCAGCTTCGCCCACGCCTGCGGCGGCGCCTACCCCCTCCAAGGGGCCGGATGCCGTGCCGGCCCCCGCCCCCGCGCCGGCGGCCACCGAAAAAGCCCTTGCGCAGCTTGAGCAGGAGATGCAGGCATACGTCGAGGGCGCCGTCGTCGGGCTGACCAAGCAGATCGCCGCGCTGGAGAAGCAACTGCAAGCCAGCACCGACGAACTTGCGGCCGCGCGTCGGGAGATCGCCGATCTTCGCCGTCGCGAGATCAACCGCCAGCGGGCTGAAGAACTCGCACGCCGCATCACCGAAGAGGAATAACGGCTTGCGATTTCATAACCTGAGAGCATAGAATCCCGCGCATGCGTCTCACAAACGACGACCTTGCCTTTTTGGCGCGACTGTCCAAGTCACCAGACGGCCGCCGTCTTTTGCAGATGCTCCAAGCCAAGCAGGCCGAGTGCAACGACAAGCTGCGGTCCACCACTGGGGAAGAGGTTCTCCGCTGGCAAGGACGAGCTCTCGCGGTTGACGAGATGATCGCCGACATCGCACAAGCCGAGCAAAAGCTAACCCGGAATGCACCCCCCGACACCTCGCGGGCTCGGTTCGTTTCGACCCCAACGTAGGGCTCGCCTCCGGCCCCCTGCGGAACCGATTCCCCGGACGCTGATTGCGCCCCGGACCTCGGAGAACCCACATGCAGCAGGCTTCACAGCCTTCGAATGAAACGCGACTCCCTCGCGCCGTTGTGCGGCGTGTTGCGGCGGCTACCACCCCGCGCACCCCGAATCTGGCCGACCCGGAGCCCACGGCACCAGTGGCGCCCTCGGATGAACCGAACGCACCTGTGGCCGCCGTCCCTGATGCCAACGCACCCAAGGCGCCCAACCCGCCCGAGGATCCGCGGCACAGCGACCCGACGTACTGGAAGCATCGCTTCGAAGCCGTCGCCGGTCGACTCCGCGCCCGCGAGGACGAGCACAAGGCAGCGATGAGCGCGCTCCGTCAGGAAAACGACCAGTTGCGAGCGGAAGTCCTCCGTCTGCAGCAGGCGACGCCCACCTCGACGCCCCAGGCCACGAGCAACCTCGCGGAGTTCTTCACGCCCGAGCAGATCAAGAACCTCGGCGAAGACGATGCAACCGCGATGGCTCAAGCCGCCGTGAACGCAGCGATGAAGGTCGCTCGCGAGACGGTGACCGCCGAGATCAAGCCGCTGCTCACCCGGCAGCAGGAAGACTCGGAAGCCGAAGCGGCGCGCAAGGTGCAGGAGTTCGAAGACGCGATCGAAGAGGCCGTCCCGAACTACCGAGTCCTCGACAAAGACGAGGGCTGGCTGGCCTGGCTGGACGAGGAAGATGCGGCGACTGGAATGGTTCGGCAGGAGATCCTCACTCGCCATTGCGCGCGTCTCGACGCACCGAAGGTGGTGAAGATGTTCCAGGCATACCTCGCGCAAGCGGCTGCGGCCGTCCCGCAGGTGCCGGAACCCCCGATTGCACCAAGCGGCAGCGGAGCGACTGGTGGTGACACCCCTCCCCAACTGCCGCGTGGCGCCGGAACGGGCTACCCGACCCAGGCCGAGATCAAGGACTTCTTCAAGCGATCAGCGACGAAGAAGCCCGGCGATGTCGGATTCGTGACGGACAAGGAACGCGCAGAGTTCGAAGCGAGGTTGAAGCTCCCGCGCCGGTAGGTGACCGGCAACGCCTTTCGCACAGGAGCACACCATGGGCGTTCCCATCGCATCGGGTCTTCCGGACTACGGCCCGGCAGGCACCATCAACTTCAACCCGGAACTCTACTCGGCCAAGCTGGTCGAGAAGTTCTACAAGACCACCGTGTTCGGCGAGATCGCCTCGACCGACTACGAGGGCGAGATCGCGGGCTTCGGCGCGCAGGTCAAGATCCGCACGATCCCGGACGTGACCGTCTCCGACTACGTGGTGGGCGCGGGCCTCAACCCGCAGTACCCGACCAACAACTCGGTGACGCTGGCCATCGACCAGGCCAAGTCGTTCGCGGTCGCGCTGTCGACGGTGGATTCGCGCCAGTCGGACCTCGACCTGGCCGACATCTTCGCCAACGACGGTTCGATCCAGCTGCGCATCGCGGCCGACGCGGACATGCTCACCACGATCCCTGCGGACGTGGCGGCGCAGAACAGCGGCAACACCGCCGGCGCCGACTCGGGCAACATCAACCTGGGCAGTTCGACGACCCCGCGCACGGTCTCCAAGACCGACGTGGTGGACTTCATCGTCGACTGCGGCACGGTGCTCGACGAGCAGAACGTGTCGGACGAGGGCCGTTGGATGGTGGCGCCGCCGTGGTTCATCGCCCTGATCAAGAAGTCCGATCTGCGCATCGCGTCGCTGGCCGGTGATGGCGTGTCCATCCTGCGCAACGGCAAGGTGGGCGAGATCGACCGCTTCACGATCTACCAGAGCCGCAACCTGCTGACGCAGACGAGCCCGGGCCCCGCGAGCTACGTGATGTTCGGCCACAGCGCCGGCCTGACCTTCGCGTCCCAGATCGTCGAGTGCCAGATGATCGACAACCCGAACGACTTCGGCTACATCATCCGTGGCCTGATGGTGTTCGGCTACGAGGTCATCGGCCCGAAGTACGTCGGCACGGCGGTGGTCGCCAAGGGCTGATCGGCGTAAGATGGAGTGCGTGAGCACTCCGTCTCGCTTCACCACACAGGAGCAAAGTCATGAAGACGAGCAACCCCTACGGCGCCAACTACCAGGTCAAGGTGCCGCCCGAGACGATCCAGAAGGAACAGTCCCAGGCGAGCGGCAAGGCCAAGGCGCGCTACCCGCACACGCCGCTGGGCCCGTCCCAGAAGAACGGCGAGGCGGGCAAGATGAAGCGCCCGGCGTACACGCCCGGCACTTCGCCCGCAGGCTCCTGATCGGAGCTCGCGTCTCACAGCCGGCGCCCTGGTGGCGCCGGTTTCTACATTGATCACCCCGGAGAGACCCGATGATCACCGACGCCCAAGAAGCCGCACTTGCCGCCCGGCGCGCGCAGACCGCGCAGGACAAGCGCAACCCCTTTCTCATCCACGTGGACGATGGCCGCCTGATGCCGAACGTCGCCCGCCTGCGCGGCCATGCCAAGTACCGCGTCTTCACCGGCTCGCCCAAGGCGACCCCGGAGGAACGCATGGTGTGGCTCCGGTCGATGGGCAACGGCATCCCGCTGCCGACCGAGGATCCGTTCGACATCGGCACTGCTTCGGTGGCCGAGTTGATCGCTTTCGCGGCGTCGGAGTACGGCGTGACGCTGGACCCTTCGACGCACCACAACAAGATGCGCGCCGAACTGCGCCGCCTGGCGGCCGAGGCGGGCAACCTGGCATGAGGTGACCCATGGCCGTGTCCGTCGAGACCGTCATCAACAATGTGGCGCGCACGCTGCTGGACACGGCTTTCCGTACATGGTCGCGTGCCGAGCACGTGGCCAACCTCAACATCGCGCAGCGTCTGATCTGCGGCGACTACAAGCTCGACGCCTACCCCAAGCGCGAGTTCGTCGCACTGGTGGCCGGCATCGCGCAGGACATCCCTGCCGAGGGCACCGCATTGATCGACATCACCGACAACGAGGTGTCGCAGCGCAGTGTGACCCAGACGGATCTTGCGATTCTGCAGGAAGAGAACCGCTTCTGGCCGCGCGGCACACAGCAGACCGAGGTGGAGAACTACGCCGCCGATCCGCGCACCCCGCGCAAGTTCTACGTCTTCCCGCCGAAC